CCAATATATTCGCCTACTCAGTCTGGTAGAGTAGGTAGCGGTAAGATTGTCGTGGAGCGGGAGGACAGTCGGATATACGAGCGTGGGTACTAACGAGGGGCTGCGATATCACTTTTAATTTGAGAAACTTATAATATGCCAAACAATCCTGAAATAGAAATAAGACATGATAATCCATTCAAAGATTATCAAAACAAGTTTGTGCATACACAAGCTGATCCATTAATAATAAACTGGAAAGGTAAGATTGGATATGGAGACATTATCAGTCCAATATCTTATGCATTGAATCTAGCAGAAAAGAATAGCACAGATGTTATTCTTAGATTTCATTGGCCATACGATAGTCCTAAAAAGTATAAACCAGAAGATAAAGAAACAATACAAGAATGGATTGACATTACTTGGAACTATATGACCAAGCCAGTGTTCTATGAAGTAAAGATTGAACACATTTACAATAGCAAGTTAGGATACAACCATAACGACTATGATACAAATAACTTCGAATGCCATAACTTAAGGTTCGCTGCATTTGGAGATAATGATGGAAGAGTTAAGCACGACTCATATAGAAAGATTGTCATGGTAACAAGTATGGAGCATGCAGAGACTTGGGCAGAATATGATAGACACAAAGCATGGAAAGATCCGTTAGCAAATACACCTAGTGGTTATGCTTGGCCGAAAGTTGGTGGTCTAATAGAAAAGCGTAACTGGAATTTAAAATATGTACACTATAGTGATAAGATGGATGCAGTAATTCAAACAATGAAGAACTGTAGAGGTGTTATTGGATACCATGGTGCGCATATGTGGATTGCAAGGATGTTAGGATTGCCTATGATTATCTTTAGTAAAAAGGCATTAACAGAAAGAGCATTTCCATGGTGTATTAGATTTGAGTATTGGACAGACTTTAATCCAGACAGTATAGAAGAATTATTTCAAAAGTCCATAGAGAAGAGAGAGGAGGTTAAACAGAATTATGAGTACTATCTCACAGAGCCAAATATACATAGGTTACGAGGAGAGAGAACATAAAGCATACGAAGTATGTGAAAGTTCAATCAAGCGAAGATCAAATATTGATATCGTAAAACTTCGAAGCCAAGACATACCAGAATACAATAGAGATTGGGGCGAACCTCAATCAACCGATTTTACATTTACAAGATTTTGGGTTCCTTACCTAAGCGATTACAAAGGATGGAGTTTCTTTGTTGATTGTGATTTTGTTTTCTTAGCTGATCCATTAGAGATATTAGAAAACGTTGATCCAAGTAAAGCAGTTTATGTAGTTAAGCATCCAGGATATATTCCTAACAGTCAAATTAAAATGGATGGTATTGCTCAGCATAGAGCATATAGAAAGAACTGGGCTAGCTTTACATTATTCAATAATGAACATCCAAAGAACAGTACATTAACACCACACTATCTAAACAATTATAGACCAGGCATCGACTTCCATCAATTCAGATGGTTAGATGATGAAGACATTGGATCATTACCATTAGAATGGAATTGTATGGATGACTATTATCATTTAGAGAATCCTAAAGCAATTCATTATACAGATGGTGGTCCATGGTTTGACAATTATCAAGAAACCATGTATAGTGATATATGGAACGAAGAGTATAAATGGTTAACAGAAAAATAGGTAAAACTTATAACGACATTACAGTTGTCTTTACGTGGTATGGACAAGAACTTCATTTGTATAATCAAATGGAATTCTATAATAGAATGATGCAAAAGTATCCTTGTCGTCCAAGAGTTATAGTAGTAAACGATGGACATGAAGAGGGCAGGGAAGCATTTAGAAAGACTATTGAGGTTCATAGATCAAGATTTGATTTAACTGGTATTGATGTTATGCAAGACATTGGTTTTAACTCTCATGCATGTAGAAACCTTGCAATGAAATATGTTAAGACTGATTGGGCATTGATTATGGATGCAGACACATATGAGTCACCAGGAATGTTTTACCATCTAAGATTTGAGAAAGAACTTAAAGACAATATGTATTATGTACCAAAAGGAGATATGGAAGTACCAGAAGATATGACTTCATATGAACTACTTGATCCAAAAGGTATTGTAAAATATAAGACACATCCTAATTGCTGGATTATGACTAGAGAAGCATATTGGTCTACAGGTGGTTATGATATAGAATTTCAAGGTGTAAGGCACGGAGATGCTGAATTCTTTTTAGGAATTGGCCGTCCAGGAGTTAAAGAATGGGATTATGAGTTGTTATCTGATGACGATGATCACAGACTAATAGTCAAGACACCAAAGAGAGATCCTTTTTATATTAGACAAGAAAGTACTAAACAAAAAGGTGCATCAGATTTAATTAACACTATAAGACAAAGAAATATTGATCCTTATAAGAAGTATAGAAAGAAGCTATACAATTTACCATATGAAATAGTATGACCAAGAAAGTAGAATTAAAAGTAGTAAGTAGTGCTGCGTTTGCAAAAGTAATAAACGAGATAGTTGATGAAAGTAACGGCACTGTTACTCACCTAGAAGCTGTACAAGAGTTTCTCGCACACAATGAAGAAATTGAACCAGAGACCATTGCATCATTGATACAAAGGAATCAAAAACTAAAAGCTATATTATACGAAGACGCGGAGCATTTACATCTTGTTGAAAAGAAAAGCAGACTACCAGTCGATTAGAGGTACTATAAGAAGAGTGGAACCATATGAAGCATACGTAAAATACTTAGCACTAAAATCTCATTTTAGTGACAAGAACTATGACTACATAAAATACAATGGTAAGGTTAAGGCTTGGCGTACTACATTTGAAACTAGAAAAGACAAATACTTTTTCTACAAGCTAAGTAAACAAAAAGATCCAATCGAGTTTCTTATTGCTAACTTTGTTGGCAATGATGATTTTTACATAGGAGATATTAGAGATGATAAAGCTAATGAAGTCTATATGGACTATAAGAAAAGACTACAATCGCTTAGTTATGTCTTTAAAAGTGATCTAAGTAAAATGAAAGAGGACTTTAATGATAACATTATTGTTCCTAAGAATGAACACCCTTATTTGTTGAGGTTATACATGCGCAAAGATATTTGCATTGAAACGTTGACTTTAATTAATAAATGTGTTAATATATTCAACTATTGGGATAAGGAATTGGAGAACGATATTATGTGGCCCGACATTAAATTAAAGGCAACAAAATACTCTCCCTTTCTCAATGTTGACATAAATAAGTATAGAGAGATTATTCTTTCTAAATTTGATAAAACGTAATATAACGCGATACAACGCATACAGGAGAAAATACAATGTCAGATTCATTTGGCGCACTCAAGCGCAATCGTACGGAAGGCTTCGACAAGCTAACCGCTTCATTAAATAAACTCAACCAAAAGTCTAGCGGACCTGGACCTGATGAAAGATTTTGGAAACCCGAAGTCGATAAAGCAGGTAACGGATATGCTGTGATTAGATTCTTACCAGAATCAGAAGGTGAGGATGTTCCGTTCACAAGAGTATGGGATCATGGATTCCAAGGACCCGGTGGATGGTATATTGAAAACTCTTTGACTACTCTAGGTCAAAAAGATCCAGTATCAGAATATAACTCAATGTTATGGAACTCTGGTATTGATTCTAATAAGGATAAAGCTAGAAAGCAAAAGCGTAGATTAGCTTTTATCTCAAACATCTATGTTATTAAGGATCCAAGTAATCCAGAAAACGAAGGAAAAGTTTTCCTTTACAAGTATGGTAAAAAGATTTTTGATAAACTAAACGAGGCTATGAACCCTCAGTTTGAAGATGAGTCACCAGTAAACCCATTTGATCTTTGGGAAGGTGCTGACTTTAAATTGAAGATTAGAAACGTTGAAGGATTCAGAAACTATGATAAGTCTGAGTTAGATGTTTCAGCTCCTTTGTTTGACGAAGACGAGCAGTTAGAAAAGATTTGGAAATCACAATATGCATTGGCTGAATTTACAGATCCTAAAAACTTCAAAACTTATGAAGAGTTACAAACTAAGCTGAATAGAGTATTAGGTTTAGATGGTTCACAAGCATCTTCTACAGCAGAAGATAACTTCCAATCAGAACCACCTG